TACAGCCTCGTTCGGCGGATTATGATAGCCGTACGAATAGACGACCTGATAGGTATCCGAATACCACGCAGTCTGATACCACATGTAAGGCAGGTTGATGATGCCGGACTGGTACGGCGACGGAATCGTGATCTTGTCTATCCCGTCAAATACGTACCACGAGATACCCATGTTGAAAGAGATCTGGGGATTACCAGACATCCATGTTACGGAACTGATATCCCAGACAGGCCGATTGCTCAGCCTTATCTCTCCGGCATCAGCCACGAATGTCTCAGTGGCGTCTTCCTCGTAGATGAAATCCTGGCGGCAGTACCGGCGGATGATAGCACTGCCATCTCGCAGGAGCGCGTCAATGCGCGCTCCTTCTACTTGATTCAGGTTCCGACCTAGCCGGTCCACGATATCGTCCGGCGTTGCTATGGTCGGCAATGCCTCACCGATTCTCATGGCATCCCTTTCCGGCTAGGTCGGAAGCTGGCTACTCGCTCGAGCGAGCCCTGCGCGCCGCTGGGCGCGCAGACGCCGTTTCCTTCTCGGCTACGTGCGCGGCGTGCGCCTGAGCGGATTCGACCTCCTGCGGGTTTTCCATGTCGGCCTCTTCGGCCGCGAAGGTTCCGGTGTACGGATACGGCGGAGCCTGGATGACGCTGATCGCGCTGGCCACTGGCGGCGTCGCGCCGACGGGCAGAATGGCACCGAACGGCCACCGTGCCGTCGCAGTGGTGATGTTCTTGCTCGGCTCCATGATGGTCACCGGGTTCACCGTGGCATAGGCCAGGCGCATTGTCATGCGCATGGCGACGGCGTCCTGCTGCATCAGGTTGAGCTGGACCACGCCGGAGCCATCGGAGATGACGCCCTCGGTGAACATCTTGAACGAGATGTCGCTGCGGATGCCGATGATCGACTTGCTCCAGTCACCGCACAGCATGACCGCTCCGGTAACGCCGGATTGCCACGATCCGTTGTTGACCTCTGACATGTTGTATCCGTACAGATTGCCGCCAGGCACGTCGGACATATCCGGCTGGTAGATGGGCACGCCCTGCGCGCTGCGCAGCCCGGCGAGGTTCCAGCTCGTGCCAGGTGCCGCGGCGAAGCCGTTGACCGTGTAGCCCGACTGCGCCATGAGAACGCCGAGCTTGGTCACGTCCTGGCCGAGGTCGACGCCAGTGCCCTGCACGATGAAATGCTGGGACTTGCCAGCTCCGGTAAATACGGATTCGCCCCATGTCGTCGGCTTATTGATTCCCCAGAGCACGGCCAGGTCAATGAGCTGACCGACCGCCTCGGTAATGCGGGGCTGCACTTCACCCCACAATGGCACGTCGGCATCGTCGAGATATGCCTCTGGAATAGGCACGATGCACGCCAGTTCCTCAACGACGAGAACGACGTTCTTCCACGCCTGAGTGCTCGTCTGCTTGAGCCCGGCATCGCCGGCGACCCAGTAGGCGATAGGCAGCACGTCCAGGACGGGCAGCCGTTGCGTCTTCGCGCTCAGCGTGGTCGTCTTCATCAGACTGAGCGCGGCACTTGACTTCGGCGCTTCCTGGATGATCGCAGCGGCCAGCGGCTCGGGAACGAGCGGATCGCTCCCGGTCGAGGTCCTGGAAATACGAGCGGAATAAGGCACTTCTAACGTCCCTTTCTTGCTACTGATTCCTTGTGTTAAGAAGTTGCCTGAACCATTCATCCGGGCTATTCGCCGTTCCGGCTGTAGTCGGAGCTGATCCTGGACGCATTGATTCGACCGGACGTGCGCCCGATAGCGGCAGCCCGTTTCGGCCTGCCATGCCAGCCGTGATTTCCGCGACGCGCCGCTGCACCTCAGCTTCAATCACGCTGGAAAATACCTGCGCGGTCTCTGCTATCTCATCTTCCGTGCCGGATCCAAGATAGTCGATGAGCTCCATGGGCAGGTCTGCCGCGGCAGCGGCCATCACGCGATTGTGCATGGCGGTCGCATTTTTTGCCCGCTCCTCGGCATCTGCCGCCATACGCTGAGCCTTTTCCAGCTCAGACATGTTCGCGGTCTTGATGGTCTCTAGTTCCTTGGCCGCGTCAGAGTTCGTCTTGGCTCGGCCTTCCCACTTGCGAGCTTCCCGCTTCCACCGCTCTAGCTCGGCAGCTACGTCCGGTGAATCGGCAGCCTCATCACCTTCAGGTTCCGTTTCGGCACCCTCGGGGATTTCGACGTCCTCGGCCGTTCCGGCGTCGGCGTCGGCCATTTCGCTCACGATTTGCCTCCTTGCGCGTATTATACGTCACCGTCTAGAAGGACACTAGCCCTTCTTTTCTTTCGCTTTCGCCATTGCCTCCTCTACTCCCGGAGCGTGCCCTGGCCATCCTCCGGTGGCTCTCTTGTGGAGATTGGCGCAAAGCCCTTTCACGACACCAGGCCCGACGTACTTGCCGAGCTCTGCGACGCAGCGGTCAAAATCACCTGGCACTCCCCAGTTGATTTTCACCCTGCCTTTCCCTTCTGCCCAGTAATGCATGAGCCGCTCGGTAGAGCGAGCTTCGCCCGGTGTCTTCTCGGCCATCACACTGCCTCCACGAGTAGAGTGCCTGCCGCGGCTGTTCGCGTCTTGTTCGTGACATCAGTGGCGTCCACGCGCCACCAGAAAGCCCCGGTCACCTGATTGTCGGTGCCAGGCACCGGAAACGTCGACATCGTAGCGCCTGGATTATCCGGGTCAGCTACAATGGTCGAGGAATAGATCTTAGACGTAGGGTCAGTGTCAGCCGTATAACGATTGTCCTTGTAATAGAACGTTGCCGTAGCGCCAGCGCCCGAAGATATCTCGGGGAAGCGCGCTGTGACGACGACATCATTTCCGCGCGGGAATATGAGTACCTGACCATCCATCACGTCACCTCCGCAGTCAAGCGATTGATCGTTATTCCGCTATCTATCTCGTCAAGGCTTATGCCTGCATCTATCTCGTCTACGCTCACGCTCGCGCTTGCCCTGTCCACGGCAATCAATACGCTCGGCGCAGGATTGACGAATACGATTCCGGTAATGATATCCGGGAACTGAGCTGCCGTGAACGGCGGCAGGACCCAGCCATCAGCGCCAGATACGGATATGCTGATTCCGGAAAGAACGCCAGCCTTGCCGATAACGCCGAGCGCGGAGGACACCGTGGCAGAGGAAGCCGATATGATGGCCACCAGCACGATGTTCCCGGAAGCGCCCGATACGGCAGCCGCGCTTCCTGAAAGCACGCCGCGGTCAGAGATAGCACCCGAGGCAGCAGACGAGGATATCGCGCTGCCCGACAGCGCCAGCGCAGCCGTGACCGCGCCGGTAGCAGACGATACCGCGACAGCCGAACCAGCCAGCGGCTTGAGTCCGCTCAGTGTTCCCGAAGCACTAGAAGCCGTCGCGCTGCCGCCAGCCAGCACCATGACCGCGTAGATGGTGCCAGCCGCTGATGTGGTGGCCGCTGCGCTGCCTGCCAGGGCTGGCGTGCCAGTTATTGCCCCGCTGGCCGCAGAGACCGCTACAGCCGTGCCAGCGGTCGCCAGCGTGGCTGTCACAGCCCCGTTCGCGACAGACTGCGCGGCTGCCTGCCCTGTCACGACCCACGTCTGTGCCCCGCCAGATATCGCGACATTGCCCGCTGCCGAGCTGACCGATGCGGCAGAGCCCGCTACCGCACCGATCAGCGTCAGCGTGCCGCTGGCGGCAGAGGCACTGGAGGAAGACCCGTTGATTGCGCCCAGTGCCGAGATGCTGCCGCTGGCGGACGAAACGGAAATCGCAGAGCCGGATACAGCCTGGATGGCTGTCAGCGCACCTGCCGCCTGAGATGCGCTGACAGCCGCTCCGCTGATGGCTGCCTGCTCGGTAAGGCTGCCACTGGCGGAAGACACTGTCGCGGAGCTTCCCGTCACCGACCAGGTGATAGCCCCGCTCTGAATCGTCACTGCGCCAGTTGCCGAAGAAGCACTTGCCGCCGATCCGGCAATCGGACTGTATATTCCTATTGCGCCGGAAGCCGACGATGCGCTTGCCGCAGAGCCGCTGATGACGAGCGCAGCGACAATAGTTCCGGTCGCTGACGAGATGCTGGCACTGGAGCCAGCTACCAGAATAACGGAAGTAACGACTCCGGCAGCCGACGATGCTGCGATCGCAGATCCGACGAGAGAACTGTAAGTGCTGATGACGCCGGTAGCCGACGAGGCGCTAGAGCTGGAACCTGAGATGACCAGCGAAGAGTAAACGGTGCCAGCGCCCGAGGACGAGGAAACTGAGGACCCGTTAATGACGAGCGCGGCGTAAACGGTGCCCGCGGCTGAAGACGCAGAGGCTGCCGAGCCAGCCAGCGGCGAGAACTTGCCGATAGCTCCGGCAGCCGACGATGTGCTGGCCGCAGAGCCTGTCGTGACGAGCGCGGCGTAAACGGTGCCAGCACCCGAGGACACTGCCGCTGCCGATCCGTTTATCGCGCCAGTGAGCGTCAGGCTGCCAGCGGCAGACGACGACGTATTCGAGAATCCGCTGATCACCGCGACACAAATTACTGTTCCAGTGCCCGCTGACGAGCTAATCGCTGAACCAGAGATAACGCCGAAGGCGGTGATACTGCCGCTCGCGCTAGAGGCGGAGATGGCTGTTCCGCCCATTCCCATCTGAAGCTTGACAGTGCCGTTAGCAGACGAGGAGGCAGACGAAGATCCTGATATAATGCCAAGTGCGCTGATCGTGCCGTTAGCCGCGGAGGCACTGATGGCAGAGCCGGTAATTACTCCGGTATCGCCGAGCGCTCCTGACGCATGACTCGAACTCGGCGAGCTGCCCGTTATCGGCCAGGTAACAGGCTGACCGATCGTCAGCAGGAAGGTATAGCTCGCAGTTGAAGGAAGCTGCGTAACTGAAACTGTCGTGGTCGCGGTAACCGGGAAGCCCCATATCAACAGGTTGTTATTCGCGTTCTTCAGCAGCCCGAGATTAGCCTGCGGACTCGTCGTGCCAGTGTAATATGGTCCACCACCTGAGGCACGACCATGTCCGAGCACGAGAAGATTACCTGCATTAGCCGGAGTGCCCGTAGCGGGAAACGCTATAGTGGTCGAAGCCGTAGTGTTGTTCTGGTTTGCGTAAGCGTGGTCAAGTCGCCAGCTAGTGTAATCCGACTGACCAGGCGCGCTGCCGCAGCCATTAGACAGCTCAAGGCAATCCAGGTCAACGCCAGTCGCGCTGACCGAGGCAGATGTCGTTATGGTGACAGTGCTTGCTCCGGTCGCTGTGACAGTGGCAATCCACATATCACTTGTCTGACCGCCGCTATCTGACCACGATCCAGCTACTCGCGTGAATGCCGTCGTGTTCGGGCAGGAGACCCCGGTCGTGCTGATCGTTGAGCTGGCGATCTTCGTATAGAACATCACCAGATCGCCGACATTTGCGAAATTGACGTTGATAGAAGTATTGCCGGTCGTGCCAGTATTGCACCATAGTCCGCCGACTGGCGTAAGGGCTCCAGGCGAAGGAACAGCAGTGCCGCCCTTTATGCATATCATCGCGGCAGCCCAGTAGACCGCCGTTGCGTTCCCCGAAGTCGGTCCGCTGGTAAAGGTCGCGCCAGTTGGCATGCTCTGACTGGTATTTGCCTCAAAGTCGAAGTGGTTATTAAATGAACTGCCGCCATCATTGGCGACATCAATGTTCATTGACGCCGGACGCGTGAAAGCGCCGGTTCCGGCTGTCGTCTGCGTCGTCACCGCATGATAGAGAACTAGATCGCCAGCATCGGTGATGTTGCCGATCGTGGTAACGGGCAAGCTGGTCTTGACTACGGCTGTCGCCCCGCCGAAAGCAGTTCCGTAAGTGTCAATCGGCGAGGCATTCGTATTCCATACCTCGTATATGACACACCAGGCTCCGATCGCAGTAGCGCCTACACCAATATCAAAAGATGGAACAGCGTCACCGCCGACTGCGGTCTTGGTGAAGTACGCGACACCTCCGAATCCCGCGCTAGCCCCGTTCGTGCTGACGGTAGTGCCTGGCACGACAGTCCAGCCTGTCGTGCCCGTATGCTGCGCGACGCTCCATGCCGCCGATGTCGTCGAGCTTCCTCCGATTGCCGCGACAAGAAGATTGCCCGCGGCAGGAGGACGCCCGTACTGTCCGGCGACAGTCGTCGCGCTGACGCGGGTTCCGACCCCGATTGAGACCAGGCATGGACCAGTCACGGAAATCGCCTAAAATCGAATCGGCTCAGTGAGCAGCACGATAATCGTAACAGGAGTGATTCCGCCCTGCTGCGCGCATTCACGGCAGATAGCTCCGCCGATCGCGGCCATGGTGGCGTGCACGCCGCACAGCCAGACCTCGCGGGTATGCGTGAGCACGCCGCACCCGAGCCGATACAGATTGGCAGGCGTAGCCCCGCACTCGGTATCTGGCGCAGTTACCGCCGAGCACGGATGGGCACGATATACCCGGAGGTCTGGCACCAGCGGGCTGACAGGAATGATAGTCATCTAGACCTGGCAGATGAAGCCGACTCCGGCTGCGCCAGTGCCCGCGGCAGCCTGGAGGCTGTCACCGATAGCTGGCGTCCGCGTGGATGCGAGCAGGAATGCCGCGATGGCGTTCGCGGTGGTACCGCTGGCCGCATCGCAGCAGATTCCCCAGACGCACGTTCCGGGAGCCGACGTGAACGGTCCCCACGTAATCTGTCCTGTATTGTAGATGAGCGACGGGCTCGCAGCCGTAGCGTTGACGGGACCGTACACCTGCCGCGCGTAGCCGCTAGCCGTGGCGTACTCGCCGATGCTGGCTCCGGCCATGGTCAGGTCGGTAGATTGCAGCGCGCCGACAGCCGTAGTTGACAGCGCCATGTAGACGGAGCCTATTGCGGGGCTCTGCGCTTTGCGGAAGACAGCGTTCATGGCCTGATTCTGGCCGTACTGCATGAGCTGTCCGGCGGATAGGGCTGGCATGAATACCTCCTAGACTGACTTGAAGTACAGGTCGAAGAAATCGGGGTCAATCGTGGTGATACGCGGCAGGCCGACCCCATCTGTCCATTCCACTAGCGGCCAGCCGGAATCCTCGTCGTACTCAAGCAACGTCACCTGAGTACCATCATGCATATCCAGCTCCGTCATCTCGGCAGATAGCGGCTGCCCGAGTGCGCTGTGCCCGTAGCCCTGGTCGTCCGGGTGATCGTAGACGAACTCGTCACCGGGACTTGCTGCTTTCTGAGGCATTAGCTGCCACCGTTCCCTTTCTTCCATGCATCGGGAATGTCTGCGAACCATCCCTTTGCCTTTGCCACGCGCTTGATGTACGCGCGGATCCTATTATGCTCGGCAGGCGTGTTCGGTCGTGCGCGGCCGACAGACTGAATCGCCGAGGCGAGCGAATCCTTACCTGTTCGCTGCTTGATGGGGAATCTCGGCGCGTCCGACTGATTGGTGCTCGACGGCGGGAGTGCCTGACCTTTCTTCTGCAATGCCTGCCGTTGTTTCAGATCCGCCATTCTTGGCCTCCCAGTATTTGTTCCATGTCTGTATAGCTGCCTTGCCGCGCGTGCCCTTAGTTGCCGTGCCCCATTCCGCGGCCAGATCCTTATTGATTGATTCCTGCCCGATGAAGACAGGGCGTGCCGTGCAGTGACAATGGTCGTGCGCTCGGAAATCCACTGTAGATTCCTTGTAGACCGCTCCGCGACCGGCCAGCATCGCGCAGAAGCCGCACGAGCCCGGCTCTATCACGCGCTCCCAGCCGCGCGCCTGCGGATCATGGTGCGCCGCATTGGTGATGGTATCCCTTCCGCCCATCATCACCATTCGGGTGCTTGCCCCGCGCAGCGCGTCATTCGCCATGCCCGAGGCGACTGAAGCATCAGTGTCCGGCCCGAGGAAGTGGTAGAACTGGCCTGGACCCATGGCATCAGCCACGTTACTGATGTACTGGAGGTCAGGCTCCTGCCCTGGAACGATCGTATAGTCGAAACCGGCCGTCACGCGCGCATTCGCGTAATACTGCGCCGCATTGGCCGCGGTCGCCTGATAGCGCGTGGCCATGATGCCGTTCACCAGCGGACCCAGTGTCTGCCAGCTATCGTTGAAATGCTCCGGGTCAACCATGCGCAGCCACAGATTGTAGATGGCCTGCGCGGCTTGCTGCGCGATTGACCGCTGTGCCCGCTGGTAATGGCTCAGCAGAAGCTGCCCGGACAGCTCAGCGGGAACAGGAATGCCAGGAATAGGCGTCGTCATGGCGGAGGCTTACCTCCCGGTCCGGCCGGAGCAGGCGGAATAGGAGCTCCGGCCGGAGCTCCAGGTGGCGCTGGAGCAGGAGGTGCAGGCACGACCCCGACACCCGGAACAGCCGCGGCATTCGGCGTCCCGATTGCCTGCCCTAGCTGTGCCGCTGGTGTCTGCATCGCTTGCGCTATCGCCTGCTCTACGACTGCCTGAGCTTGCTCACGCTGCGCTGCGAGGAGCCATGCCTGCACGTCTTCGGCCGTGACGCCAGGAATGTACTTCCACAATTCCTGGACTGGCACGCCCAGCATCTGAGCGATCTTGGTCAATCCGTCAATAGTGGCGCTGAAGCTGCGCGTGCTGGTATCGCGCCACTGCACGGTTCCGAAAAGATCGTTCCAGCCATCCTTGTCATTTCTTGCTAGCGATTCCAGGCGGAATACATTTCGCCATGGATCTGTCAGCACGGATTTCAGTTCATCCACGTGCCTGTCCTGGCCGTCCTTGGCCGCGGCCAGTGCTTCCGCCGACATATTGGCTATCTGCCCTAGTAGCTCGTACGGCGGTACCTGCGTGACAGTGGCCATGTGCCTAATGCCATCCTCGCGCACCGCGCTGAACGGTGCCAGCGGCGTCTCGCCGAACTCGCCGAAATGCGTATTGGGATCCTCTGCTGCCCAGACCCTGTCTACGCCTGGCCGGAATGGCGCTTGCTCCCTGCCCTGCTCGTCCACCGGAGCCATGCCCGTGACCCAGCGCTGACGAATTGCCGCGTACTGCTCAGACATCATCAGATTGAATGTGTCGAAATTGATCTGGTCCTGGATGGGAATCACCGGCTCAATCTCTCCGGTGCAATCATCCTCGCCATCCAGGTCGGTCTCGTACAGAAAGCGAATAACCGGACATATGCCGAGACCGTGCTCCGCGATTATCTGCTGGCCGTTGAGCAGCGGATCAGCAGGATCAGCCATCTGGAGATTGTAATTGCCCACCGAGCTGATGCTGCTCAGTACCTGACTCGCCAGAATGTAACGCTTGACCTCGTCATAGACCGACACGAATACCCTGGTCCTGCCTTTCGGCAGATTTACCGCGCGCACTTCAATTGCGAATTGCGGCCATTCATCATCAACGTCGTCAGCGTACATAGCTGTCATGCGCCGCGGCGAGACCGGGCGGATTACCGGCATGTCCTGCGCTTGCTGCTCCTCGTCGGTGGCTAGCTGGCCTGGCAGCACGACGCAGTACGCCGAGCCGAACTTGATTACCGAGCGGTGAATGCCGTGCTGGCGCGACACCATGCGATTAGCCCGGAATGTCTTCCAGCCAGGATTCGGAGCTTGCGGCGCAGCTACCTGATTCGCGGTATAGCCCGATGGCAGCCAGCCATCCACATGCAGATTCTGAGAAATGACGTCCACGACCAGCGGCAGGAAATTGCGCCGCGATTTCTTCATGATCCATCGGTACTCAGAATTGACGCCCCGAGGGGCGAAGGGCGGATCGTGCCTGCCGCGCACATAGCGACTGATGTACCGCAGCCTGTCTTGCTCATTCTGCCGTGATAGGAGCGTGGCGTTAGCAATGTCGACGACGTCGCCCGGATCAATTATCAACTGAAGCTCCATACTCTGGCGCGGTCGCCATGTGTTTCCGCTTCCTTGCGTTCCTTGTATGCCTTAGATGCGAGAACGAGCCTGCGCGCGTGCCGCGCGATTATCATGGCTACGCAGGCGTCTATCTTGTTGATGGACTTAGGCGCTTCCTTGCTGATGCTGACGCCCCATCGGTTAGGGCTGCGCCGCGCATTCGCCACGTGCCGACCCAGATAGCTGTCACCATCATGGATGAAGCCCGCTGGCTTTGCATCAATCTCGCTCAGCACCATCTCGGCAGCCGCGGTGAATTCGCCTACGTGGCCGCGCATATCCCAGGCGACAGGCTGCGGATCCCTGCCGCCAGGTACCGCCCAGACATCTACGACGTCCTCAACCCATGCACGCCATTTGATCTTAGTGCTTTCTTCCCATTCCTTGACGTCAGCGAAGAATGCGCTTATGTGCCATTTGGCCATCGCCATCTGAATGGCAGCTTCCACCTCGTCAACAGGAATGTATCGCTTGCCGTGCGGCTCCCAGACACCGAGCGTGAACACGTAGCCCGTCTGCACGTGGCAGCCGATAAGCGCGGTAGCGTCCTCTACCCGCGAGCCGTCGAAGCCGATGGTAATGTCGTCGCCGTCTTCAATGCGGAAATCGTAATCTGCCATGCGCGCCCATTGCTGCGGAGTGGTCCACGCATCCTCGGGGCTTTCCGGCCAGTTCAGGTAGAACCGCTTGCTGACATCAAGAGTAGTTCTGGGAGACAGAATGCGATTGTCAACGATGTCAGAGGCATCGACCCAGTAAGCATCTCCGTAAGTGAATTCAACGGCTTTACGAATAGCAGCCACGTCATCAAAATCAACATCTGGCGGAGCCATGCGCGCATCGTAGAGAATCCTGCCCTTGCCCTTGAGCCTGCCTTCCTCCTGCGCCACCCATGCCTCGTACGTCGCCTCGGCCACCGATTCCTTGCCGGGCTGCCACGCATTAGAGGTCTCGATCAAGCGACTGCCAGATTTGCCCACGTTTCGGTCCATGACCTCGTTCAGGTCAGTTCCGCCGTTATTGGGCAGAAATGATTCCGTCTGGTCGAGAATGCCGAAGGTAGTGCGCGCTCCTTCTTCGGTGGTCGGCGATGAGGTAATGACCATCAGCTCGCCTCCGCCTGGCACGTGGAATACGGTGCGACCGGCCTCGATCTCGTAATCCTTGAGCAGCCGCGAGTTCTTGGGCAGGAGAGCGCGCACCATCGTCATCGTGTTGATGTTTGCCTGGTCATGGCTGGTGGCCGCGATCTGCACCAGCGGCATAGCCACTTTCTTGCCGACGACTCCGCCCAGGACGCGATCGTCGAAATGGTCCAGCCGCACTGGCGCGAGCAGCTCTATCATGGACAGCACCGCGGCAAACGGGGATTTACCCGCTCCCTTCGCCCAGCGGCGCACGCCGTGATAATAGATCCAGCGTCCTTCCTCGGTCAGAGAATACCACCAGAGCAGGAAACGCACCTGACTTTCGATGAATTCCCAGCGGTCACCGGCATTCGGGCCGTCCGGCTGGCGCAGATACTTGCTCGCCCAGTGAATCGCTTCCCATCCGAGCGTCAGCTCCGGCACGCCTTCTGGAAGCGTGACGAGCCTATCGCGCGGGGCTATATCCATAAAACTCCAAGCTCAGGGCGCACGCAGTACGCGCATTCGCTGGATGGATTCATCACCTGGTAATTCTGGGATATGGAGGTCGCTTCTACGACCGTGGCCCCATCGTCGGTGCTGATTATCAGCGGCACGACGGTGACCATATCCTGGAGCAATGCCCATGCCACGACCTGATGGTCATTGTGCGTCGACATAGGATCCGTGAAATGGACGTAGAAAGGCCGAGCAGGAGCGCAGAGACTGCTGATCTGCTCGCCAGTCGGTGGAGCCGGAGGCATCAGGGCGTGCAGACGACGACGCTGGATAGCCCGTTGCCGAGCGCGCCAGCCCCGCCAGCGCCCAGCGCGGTGCAGTTAGCCCGCGCGTACCGGAACGCGGTGTCGGTGGCGGCAGTGGCCCACCCATCGCCCGTTACGTGCGTCGCAGCCGTCCAGACTGTGTTGTCGGGGCTCGTCTCCAGCGCGACGACGCTGTCGCGAACCGGCGAGACGACGCGCAGCGCGAAGTTATGGAACGTAGCACCAGCGCCAGCGTCGTGCTTGACAGTGCCTGGTCCGGTAGCTGCGTGCACGTTCTGAGCATAGTTCGTCATTGTGTCTCCTTCTTTGCCCGGATTCCCCTGGCGATGCGGGATAGATTCTTCTGTTCCTTTTCTCCTGGCTGCTCGGGCATTTCGCCCCAGTCAGAATCTGCGACAGTTTCGCCGGGCTGCGCGGCAGGCTTGCCATCCATCTCGAGCGGCGGCGAATCAGGTGCTAGCTTGCTTGTCATCCTTTTCCTTCCAATCCCTTAGTGACGTAATCTCCGTATAGCTTGGCCGCTGGTCGCGGATGCGTATTGAGTCGGTATTCAGTCCACATTTCCGCGAACATCTCATTCTGATTGCTAGAACCGTACTGAGACACAGCCGATGAAATCTTCTGCTTATTGCGACTGAGCCAGGTGCCGACGTTCATGTACTTGCGACCGTAGCCATCAACTCCGATCTGCGGCTCATTAGCGCCGATGGCCTTTGCAAAATCCTTCCAGAATCCCATTTCCACCGGAGACGTAGTCGTCGGGTGATCGCGGCTCGACTGGAATATTCCTGCCTTTATCGCGGCTCCGTGCGTGCCGTGCCCGTACTCATGGGTCATTATGTTCATGGACAGGTCGTGATTAAAATCCGTCGGGACCCACCACTCAGATTTCTTATTGTGCTCCAGCACCCTATCCGTATTGCTGCCGACCAGCACCTCGGGCTTGACATGCAGCGAGCCAGCACCCGAGTGTGAGGCCAACGTGCGACTGGTGCGCCGCGCGCCATGCGGCGTCTCCGAGACAACGACGTGCGTGTCGGCAACCATCTTCGGAGTAATCTCGCCCTGCTTAGAGGAAGCTGCGATTACCTGGAGGCGCATCTTCTTCTTCTGCTCTTGGCTGGCCGTGACATTCCTGTTGAACTCGATCTTAGCCGGATGGTGCACTTCCGGCAATGGTGCGCCGAGCGTCTCACGCAGCGTCATTTCCTGCTTTATGTCGCGCGGCGGATGGGCGTCCGAGGTATGGAAGCCTGCGCGAATTGCTCCGGCAGCCTGATGCGGATAATCATAGCGCGCTTTCGTGCCGCCTAGGTCAACCTCGTACTGACCATTCTGAAGCAATTCGATCTTGTGGCCGTTGATTACCTCGGGCTCGCCTTCCTTCAGGCTGAGCACGCGCTCG